TGCTTCCAAATCTCCTTCACCTCTTCCAACCTTCATTTGTAGTTTCTTCACGGCATCTGCAATTGTTTTGAGTTCAGACCTTGCCATTGAATATTCATGGTCTTGAATAGAAACTTTATCCCACGCTTTACCACCATAGGAACATTCAGATCTCGTTTCTCTCTTGTCGCATAAAGGACAATATCTTTGTTCTTCAACTGCTTCTGATTTATTTCCCCAGTTGTCTGCACCGACCTTACGACATTTAACTAGTGCTCCGGAAGCATATGCACTTGGCCAAACGCTATAACGTGACTTTACTTTATGATAACAAGCGTCTTTTGTTCCACTACCCTTACCTTTTTTGTCTTTTGCTTCTTGTACATCCATTTCTTCTTTCATTTTCTTTCTGGGTGAATCGGTAGAAACATAAGTCGGTTTTGCAGCGCCAGTTTTTTGTTGTTGTCCAGGATCTGCTGCTTTTTTTCTTCTTGCTGCAGAACGTCTTTCCGCTGGTGTCATACTTGCTCTTTTTGCGGAAGAAACACATTTAGGAGTCCCTTCTCCAGGTTCATCACTTGCACATGTTCCTCCAGTTACTACATTAACCCAACCAGATTTTCCATCTTTTGATTTTGACTTACCAAACCAATCACGAAGACCTTCTTCGTTCATTTCTTTGGTTTTTTCTTTCATTGAGTTAATAAATTTTCTGTAAATTGCTGCCTCTGATGTTTTTCCAGCAACTCTTGCTCTCTGTTCCATCGCAATTGCTGCTTGAATTTTGTGAGCGTGAGACCTTCCGGAGTTTTTTATTTTGGAAACACTATCCTTAGCAGTTTCAACATCTTTAAATCCTAAACCTTGAATTGTTCCTTTTGGATCTTCATCCGTATAAAGATCTGAGTGTTTGTCTGATTTAGATGGTTGCCCAGGTTTTCTTGGGATACGAGAATCTTCATAAGCCATACCAACTTTAGTATGCTTTAGTTCGCCTTTTTGTTTCGTAATTAATTTTTTAGACCCAGCCCCTACATTAATATCTTTTGGATTTTCGTCGGGAGTTCTTTTCTTTGGATTGTCAAAAACATCAACATCCCCATCAGCATCACGATCAACATATTGAACTGTTGAGTGATGAACTAATTGTTTTAAATCTAAATTAGGATCCAACTGATGTTGTTTTCCTTTTAGATGTTGTGTTTTATGTGAGAACTTTGGGGTCTTCATTCAACTGGTCTTGACTTAGTTTTTTCACCTTTTGCTCTTTTTTTTCTTCCCGCACAATGAGCACGTTGGGAAAATCCTTTTGGATTTGAGCAATCAATACTCTTTTTATATTTATTCGTCCAATCTTCTTGAAATTGTTTGAATGTCTTCATGATTGAATTGCAGTAAGAATTACTTTAAATGTTGTTGTATTTGATGAGTTTGGATATGCTAAGAGTCTTAAAAGTCCAGAGTTAATATCTGTAGAAAAAGTTGCTATTCCTACTGGTTGATTAATTGTTCCGTATTCAGACATATATGTTACAGAACCATCATGAATAGCATTAATTGTTGTCATGTTATAATTAGACCCTTCTGTAATTTGAATTTGATAGGTTGCAGACCTAAAAGTAACAGAATTAATTGAAGAGATTGCTGTTTCTGAAGTTGTTGTAGTAGTAACAATACCTGAAATAATACTTCCCGCACCTAATCCCAAGGACGTTGCGGTTATTATACCAACGGTAATATTCGGTGTCCCTGTTAATCCTTGCGAGGTTGTAGAAATACCCGAAATATCAGCATAGGTTGCAATCCCTGCACTTGTTGCAAAGGTTGCTATACCAGCAGTATTTGCATATCCGCTGTTTCCACTTCCTGGTAAATTAGTCAATAAAGAACCATCACCAACAAAATATGTTGCAGTAACAACACCAACATTCATACCTATATTGGAGGTATTTCCATACCCTAATGTATCATTTAAGGTTTGAGTTCCACCGCCACCACCACCTGGGGCTCCAATCCATTTATCAATGGAAGCATCATATTTTAAGTAATAATTATTTGTTTTAGCGGTATCTCTATCAATATCATCTAAAAACTCAAGACGAACTTCTCCACCACCGCCTTGAGCGTTAATTATATTCTTTAGATATTCTAATTCTCTTCTAATTTTTAAAATATCTGGGTCTTTTATATTTTCTTGTACTTCTTCTTTTGTCTTTATCTGCTCTAATATTTTAAGAGCATGATCAACAGTATCATGTTCTTGAATTTCTTTTTCTTCAACTTCTTCTATGTTATCTACATTTTCTTCTACTTCAATATCATTTTGATTTGGTACATTTAAAATATTGCCAGCAATTCTTTCTATCTCTTCATCATTTTTAAGAGGTTTTGGTAAAATTAGGTCAACTATTTCAAAAGAGGAGTCTTCAACTATTGTTTCTACTTTAACTTTTGGTTTTGGTTCTGAATATAACCAAGACTCTAAAGCTTTTACTTGGCGTTGAATTTTTTTGTGTTCTTTTTCTTTTCTTTTTTTATCCTCTTTTACTGACTCTTTGACTTGTGTAAATAACGAATCAATATTAATGTCTCCAACAAGAGACTTAAACTCATCGTCTTTCTCTTTTTTTGCTTTACCAATTAGGGAGAAAAATTCTTGGAGTTCTGTATTCATTTTTTATCATTTTCACTTTTTTTGAGAAGTTTAGCTAAGTCTGCTGTTGATCCGACAAATAAAGCGTTTGTTACATTTGTTGGTCCTTTGGCATTATCTTCTGTAACTTCCTTTACTTTTTTCTGCAAATCCATTAATTTATCTGTTGCATCTGCGACACTTTTAATTAATTGACCAGCAACCTCATAAGCCCTTGGCATTTCACTTTCTTGTGCAAGTTCAAGAATTCCATTAATTGCTTCTTGTCCTTTCTCAATTAAAGAGTATAAATTACCTCTAGTGTACTCATAGTCTTTTTGTATATCATCATTTACAATGTTTGTATTTGCAGCGGGAACTAATCCAGTAGTAGATTCTTCAGTAGAAACAATGTCCGCATCTACGTTAAAGGTCTGATTTAGATTTTCATATTTTTTAGACATTTTCATAATCTTAACTTAATGAACCACTAAATCCGAAATCATCACCTTCGGCAATTAATGCATTATCTTCTGTTGTGATTGGTCTAACTGGAGCACCAGTAATATGTGTTGCAATTGTTGTACCATCTTTTCCACGTTCAACCGTAACTACATTTCCATTTATTGATGTTACATACAATTCTTCATCATCTATATCAATATAAGTTTGAATTGATATAGAACTTGCATCAACTACTTGAATATTAGTATCATTAACAGTGACATCCTTTGCTAAGTTTGTAAGAATATTTCCTGTATAATTCTTAATTGCTCTTGGAGTTGAAGTATAAGAAAGTTCTCTATTTGTATTTGCAGTATCAACACCCTGAAGATAACTAAGGCGAACTGTTTTGATAATATCTGATGTTGCTGTAGAGACTGGTCCAAATAGATATGTTTTTGCAGAGAATCTTAAAGTATACAGTAAAACTCTTCTTGTTGTAAAAGTTCCTTCATAGTCATCTTGCATTGTTACATTTTCAAGAACAATAGGAATGTCTCTTTTTTCATTTACACCAGAATCAACAAGTGTAACTGTTAAATTATATGATGGTTGAAAATATGGTAAAATTTGTTCCACAATTTGTAGTGCATCATCATTTAATTTACACATAATACTCAATTCAAATTGCATATTATATGGAACAGGCATATATGCCTTTTTTGTTACTGAATTATTTGTAGAATCTTTTACTGTAAATTGTTGAGTTGTGGTTACTTTTCTGGATGGATCGTAAGTAATACCAGTAAACTCAAATGACATTCTTGGTAATGTGATTTGAGTTGATTTGCTCAAATCTGGAGATTGCTCTAATCTTGCTAAAAACTTTTGAGTTGGTCCATATGCAAGAGGAACTTTAATAACATCAACTACTTCGTCTGAAGAATTTGTATGCTTTATTGTTATGTTATTAAATAACGTACCAAATGCAATCACCGTTTTTCGTAGAATTTGGTGATAAAAATATTCAAACATTTCTTTACCCTTGCAAATAATACGTTAATAAGAATTATTTAGGTTAAGGTTGTCCGAAAGGATTTCTTTCTGTAAAATCTACTATAGAATCCGCACTAATTTCTATTTGAGCATTATCAGAGTATCCATCATCTAATGGATTTGTATCAACTACTCTTAACTTACGAGAGGCAGAAGATGTTGAACCAACGATATTTTCTCCAATTGTAAATGATCCACTAACAACATAGATATCTAGAAGATTAGTTGTAGAATCCCAATCTCTGACTCTAGCAGTTGCCCCACTTAAAGATCCAGTTACAATCTCGTTAAATATAAAGTCTCCAGTTGAGGTAGAAGCCGGAGTGGAAATTGTAATTATAGGTGCTTGGGTATAACCAGCACCAGCATTTGTTATGCGAATTGCAGATATAGTACCTGCTGCGCTAACAACTGCAGATGCTGCTGCAGACACTGTAGAAACGCCTGTAAATGTAATAGTAGGAGCAGTTGAATAACCAGAACCGCCAGAAGTAACAGTAATAATTCCAACTATACCATTCTCTATAACAGAGGTTGCAGCAGCTCCACTTCCTCCACCACCAGTAAATTTAATTGATGGCGCAACTGTATATCCAGAACCAGCATTTACCAGTTGCACACTTTGAACAGATTGTGCATTTGGATTAACATTATCTGTGCAGACAACAATACCGCTTATCATAGTAACCGTAGCAATTCCAGTTACACCGCCGGCAGGAGCAGAACCAATACCTACAGTCGGAGAACTTGTGTATCCTCCTCCTCTATTAGTTACTGTAATTAGTTTGATACCACCATTTACAATGGATGCAATTGCAGTAGCAGTTACTGCAGTTCCAACAAGAGTTAATCTTTGAGTTGAACCAAGTAAAACTGTTCCTCCATCTGTTCCATCTATCGGATTAAGTAACTCATCAATCGCATCAACTCCAGTATCAATAACTTCATCCTCATA